TATTGAGTTGAGTTTGCCATGGTTTTATTTTCCTTTTTAGTAGAAGGAAAAAGTGTATTGAACATACTTGTCAGCATATTGTTTCCTTTTCCTTGTTTGTTAATAAACGATGCGCCGGAGTTTCAATCTCTGTTATCCTACGTATCATGTTTACAATTATATACTACAACGTGTGAAAAGTCAACCTGTGCAAAAAACACTGTGTTTGCTAGACTAATTGTCCTTGTAATCAGGCACCGCAAATAGATCTATTCCCTCATCCAACAACTTGTTGGCCTCTTCCTTGGTTGTGGTGCCATAGAATTTTTGATCACGTTTGCCTTTGGCGGCTTTACGTGCCTCCTTGGCAAAGTTTTTACCAACATTCTGAAAGTCTTTTTTGATCTTCTTGTTGAGCTTCCGTAGTATGGACTCTGCACTTTCGCCCATTACCACGTAGTCCTCTGCCGGCATTTTGATCTTGGATCTTTTGACATTTGGAGCCATGATGGCCTTGTCTACGGCCGTGCTATCACACATCGGACATTGTATCATGCCCTTGTTCTTCTGCCTCTTGTACTCTTTGCTGTCGGGAAACCATCCCTCGAACTCGTGATTGCATCTACATCTAAGTTGATATTTGATCATATTATTATTTACATTATATACTTGACTTAATGAACTGTCTAGTGTAATATAAAAATATGCCAAGAGGATTAGGATCAAGCGGATACGAACCAGGAGCGAAGAAGAAGACTTCACAGGGTAACAGTCATAAGAGGGTAAAAATGTCCTCGATGAACAAGCACAAGAAGAGATCTTTTAAGCAATACAATAGACAAGGAAAATAACCAAGTGAAACTCATTACTTTTGGGGACAGTTGGGTGTTTGGTATAGGCGCTGAATATCAAAAAGGAATGTCACATGATGAGTATGGGAAAATCGAAAAAATAGACTCTGAGAGGAGTTGGAGAGGGCTCCTGAGTAAGCAACACTCTCTAAAGAACATGAATTTTTCAATTGGTGGTAGTTCCAACCAAATGCAATTTAGATTGGCTTCTGAATTTTACATCAAGAATAAAGTCAAAAAGCATTTATCAAAAAATGCGGGAAAATTAGACTACGATATAATTGTGCTTTGGGGATTGACATCTGTCTACAGGACTGAGCTCTTCAATCGTGAAACCTCAAAATACGAAAACCTGTTCCTGCCTACAAAAAAGTTTGGCAACGAATTTAGCGAAGTTTATCTAGAAAAACATTTTAATGAGGAAGAAGAGACCACAAAATTATATTATCAAATAGAATTATTCAATTCACTGTTCAAAGAAATGAGGTTGAAAAATTATTGGTTCAACACTTTCAATGAGCATAAATTTCCAAACCAAATAGACAACCTTTTATTTGATGGCAAGTCTCTATTGTCTTTGATGATAAGCGATTACACATCCAATGACCATTACCACAGAAGCACAGGAGAGGACATTGATAGGAAAATAATCAAAGCCAAGCAAATGAATCTAGTCAACCCTTATTCACTACACCCAAATAGTGATGGGCACAAGATAATTAGCGAACACTTTAACAAGGAATTGAACTTCAACACAGCAGAAAGGAGATGAAATGGACAAGGAAAATGATAACAGGCTTCTGGAGGCCAGGATCGGCAACCTAGAGGTACAGCTCAGCGAGTACCGACAGATCGTCAAAGAACTTTCAGACAAACTGAAATTGTATGAGAACAAATACGGTAAGGTGTTTAGGAGTTCCGGAGACTGAAAATTACTGCGTCTTTCTGCCTACGAAACCTTATAGTTTCATAATCAATTATATGTACGTTTACTTTACCACCGTGTTGCTTCAAGATACGATCGGTGTCAATGGGTCTGATTGTGATCCTGTCCTCCTCTGGTAGAGACACATTGTAACCCCAAAACATTGGCCACCAGTGTGCAGGGTTCAGTGAATCATACCTCTCCTTCATCACGACAAGGAATATGATTGGAGCGATTGTAAAAGGTTCTGCCCACCATGGGATAACATTCCAGGTTAGATAGTCTAGCAGATGTATGACTCCTGTCCACAGTCCTAGTATTGCAAAAAGTATGCCCATAACAGGCCAAAATTCACCATCCAGATCATCAAGGTCGTGCTCGTGGTGTGAATATGTTCTATATTGGAGGAATTTAGGTTGATTCTGATGACTCAATTTCATATAATGATACTTAACCTAAAAATAATTAACAATTATATATTGATTGAGTAATAACAAAATGAAAAAACTATTATCAGCATTGGTTATTTCGTTCTTTATGGCCACATCTGCATTAGCAGAATATACCATTTATCTGCCAACTAAACCAGGCTCTGGGTTGGATCAGTGGGCACAGGTGGTAATCAAAGAACTTAAAAAACATATCGATGGTGATGTTACTTCAGTGCATATCCCTGGTGCAAGGCACAGACTGGGCATGAACAAATGGAACAAAGAAAACAGATTCAAAGAAGGTGCTATCACAGTCACAGGTGGCACAACCACAGTAAACACTTTGGTTGTAGCAGGCGTTGAATACGACTACAGGAACTGGGACGCAATCGGAGTACAACTGCTTGACATCTTTGTGGGCAAAAGGAAAGATTGGAATCCAAAAGATGGTGGCATGGTATTTGGAAATGACCACGCGGCAGGTGACACAACAGGAATGATCCTGATGTATTGTGGTAACCTAGATGGCAAGATCGAATCATACAAAAAGTGTGTTGAAGAAGACATGACATACGTCAAAGGCGTCAACGACAAACAAGGAACTTTGATGTTCGCCAGAGGTGAGTTCAATGTGTTCAGAGGCAACCCAACTGCATGGACCAAGAAGATCAGCAAGTTCGAGCAAGGTGAACTTTGGTTTACCCAGGGCGTGTATGACCCGGAGCAGAAAAAAATCGTAACCAATCCTAACGCAGAGGGCTATGACTTCGACACAGTGTTTAAAAAGACCTGGGGAGAGGCACCTAGAGGAGAACTTTACGAGGCCTACAGGCTGGTACAGTTCCAAAACGATTCACTGCAGAAAGGCTTATGGGTAAACAAAGATGCACCACACAGAGATGCACTTGTAAAGGCATTAAAGAAGATGTTGGCAGACCCTGAGTCAAGAGCAATTATTGCCAAAGCGTCTGGTGGAGACTACCAATGGGCAATAGGTGAAGACGCAGACAGGATTGTGTTAGATCAAAGAAAACAATACACAAAAAAGAAACTACAAAACCTAGTTTGGTGGTTCAATAATATCTTTGGTTGGAAGGCCGAATTTAAACCTGAACTATTGAAATAATGGACTACGCACTCTGGTGCCTGCTTGGAACAATATATGGAATATTGTTAGGTGTTATTCCAATGGCAGGTGCCGGAACGGCGATGCTCCTGGTATTCTCTTTCGCAGGATACTTTGATCCCAATCCATATTACGGACTTATATTTTTAATCAGTGTCATAGCGGCATCCAGCACAGCAGACTCATACACATCTTTACTTACAGGCATACCAGGAGCATCAACCACAGCGGCGTCGATAATCGACGGATATAAGATGAGCAAGAACGGTGAAGCCGCACGAGCCATAGGCATCGCGATGGCAGACAGCACCTTCAATGGAATACTGTTTGGACTACTTGCTTTTGCACTGTTGCCGTTCTATGCCCCTATCATTTATAAATTTGGTGTGCCAGAACTTTTCATGTTCATGACATTATCAATTGCATCAGTGGCATTCATTGTTTCCAAGAACTTTTGGCTGAGTTGCCTTGCAATTTGCATTGGTGCATTCATAGGACTAATTGGAATAGATCCACAGACACAAGGTCCACGTTTTGCTTTTGGCACACTATATCTGCAAGACGGAGTTCCAATCATCATGATGATAGCAGGACTGTTTGGAATCCCAGAACTTGTATCAGGATTTCATTTTGGAAAGAACAGACCTGCACCTATTACAAATTATTTCTCACAACTGTTTGATGGTTTTCGAACTACATTAAAATTATGGAAAGATTCCTTACGCGGAGGCTTCATAGGATTTGTTGCAGGACTATTGCCAGGAGTAGGACCTGTGGGAGACATGTTGGCCTATGGTGCCACAGTGAAGGCACACCCTAAGGATAAATTTGGAGTGGGAAATCCAAAAGGACTTGCAGGTTGTGAAGGAGCCAACAACGCACAGAAGGCCGGCAGTTTGATTCCAACTGTGCTGTTCGGGATACCAGCATCTCCATTTGCCGCAATCTTCATGGCAATGTGTATAACATTTGGATTGGACGTGGGTAATCCTTTCATGCTTGAAGATAAAAAATTCTTATCTTTACTCGGTTATGGCTTTGTGGGGGCAACAATATTAACTTTCTTTATATGCATATTCACCTCAAAACTTCTTGTGAAGATACTAGAGATACCATATCCGGTGTATGCACTAATAATATTTGCAATTATCATTTATACATGTCAATCTTACACAGGACTCTACATGGACTATGTGACACTCGCCTGTTGCAGTGTGTTAGGATTAGTTTGTTTTAAATTCAAGATAAGCAGGCCAGCAATACTTTTAACTTACATCATCATAGATAAATGGCAGAACCTAGGACAACAATGGTTGACAATGTATACTTGGGATCAGATGTTGACAAGACCTTTGTTTCTAGTGTTGCTTTCGGGCGTATTGTTTTTGGTGTACAGAAGTGTGACACAAAAAAATAAAGGAATTGACTACGCCTAATAACTAATTGCATGATAGACCAAGAAGCACAAGATTACTTCTATAAACATGTTTGGAAATCAAATATACATTTATTCAAGCACTCAGGAGAGAATCTTGTAGAAGAGATTAACAAATTAAATCCTAAACTTGTAATTGATGCAGGGTGTGGCATAAATTTTTTAAAAGGCAAGATAAAAAATTTAATAGGTTATGATCCTGTTTTCGAAGAAGCAGATATAAAATGTGGGCATTGGGACGCCCCGTTCAAGCCTGAATGTGCAGATGTTATACTCGCACTAGGGTCAGTCAATTGGGGCAACCATGACGACATAGCACACATGTTGATAAAATTAAAGTCTTGGCTAAAGCCAGGCGGTAGACTTTACATGAGAGGTGCTCCAGGAGGATACAAGAATGATCAAGGACTGAAGTGGTTTCAATGGGGAACTAAAGAGATAGACCATTACGCAAGACTGATGGACTTTGATGTTGAAAGAATAGATCTGGAATACAATACAGATGGCACTTTGCCTGAGAGAGAATGGCCACACAGATACGTTTGGCTCTATCGTAGAAAACTAATAAAGTAATTTTTTGACTTCGGCAGGTAGCACTGGTTCATCCATCCTCTCTGGATGCCAAACAATGCCATAGATTGGTAGTGTGTTGTGTTGAAATGCTTCTATTGTGCCTTGCTCGTCATGGGCAGTGGCGCTGAAGTTATCCGCAAGTGTTTTTATCGACTGTGAATGATAACACTTCACAATGTATTCATTGCCTTCCATGACTATCTTCACATCAGCATCTACGTGTCCTTCTACATAACCGTTGACACCTTTGCATATATCATTGATTGCAAAAGCACCATGACATATTCCAATGATCGGCTTGCCTTTACTAAGTGCATCTTGGTATAGTTTATTTTCTGTTTTGTTTCTTGCAACACTGTCAGGGCCACCCGTCAGCATCAGACAGTCATAATCATTATATGCTACTTTATCTATGTTTGGTGCAGGGATCAACTCATGGCCTGACAGGAACTTATAGTATGATCGTTCTAAAGCGTCGAAAACAAAGTTTCGAGGTGGCTTGATGTATTCGATTTGGCTGATCAATATTCTCATGTCAAATTTTATTTAATGGTCCAAGTGATGCCTTGGTAAATATCTACAATTAAAAGGACGGACAAACATATGTTAACATCTAAAGAATTCGTAGCAAAACTTGAAAAGGAAAACGAGCCTCTGTTCAGAGCCTCTGAATTACAGATCAAGCATTACTACGAAAACGTAACCGACAAAGACGAGTTGATTGACAACTTTACTGGTCGTATGGTTAATGAAAGAATGAATATGGAAGAAATTTCAAGAGAAGTTGCGGCACTTCCAGCCGGCACAGATCCTCAGAAATTAATTCTTCTTTCAAAACAGGCACACGACGAAGCAAAGCACTTTCAATTTGTTAAAGAAGTAGTTGAGTATCTTTCGGGCAAAGAAATCGACATGCAGAAGGCAGTAGAAAGCCATGCAAAAAGATTAGAGCAGAAGGGTGCGGCAATGATTAAGAAATACAACTGCAATGACAATCCATTGATGTTGGGCTTATATCAATTACTTGCAGAAGGCAGAGCGGCAAGGAACTGGGCAATGATGGCAAAGTGCATCAAGGACCCGTTCATATCTTCTAGATATGCCAAAATTGCCAAAGACGAAACATTCCATGCCACAATCGGCAGAATGGAACTTGAGAAACTTTGTGACACACAAGAAGCTCAGGATGAGATCAATGCAGTAATCAACGAGTTCAGAAAAGACTTATTTGCGATCACTTCATCAAAAACTGGCACACTACCAGAAAGCCAGAAGTTGATGGAAGCCTACGCATAATAAATTATTTTAAAAGGGCGGTCATTAAATTGTTCGCCCTTTTTTTACGGCTTAAATATCAACATGGAACACAGCAACGACTACTCAAAAAATGTTTTAAAGAAAATTGATGAGGACCTACAAGACTCTGATCAAGCAATCAAAAACCTCAAGGCACACACAGAAGTAAGTGCAATTAAAACTGGCAAAAAGTTAGAGTATGGCAAGAGTCGTTGGGACTATGAAAAGAAACGTGCATTAGAAAGAGGTGCATATCATTTCGACTGGAGCAAGAAAGACAACATCGAAGATGTTCTGATGTTTCATGGCAACATTGATATGGATTGTGATTACTTTATCAACACATACGGTTACAAAGCAGTTGACAACGCAGTGCATTGGGCAACACGAAATAAAAGTGTTGGTGGAAATTACGCAATAGATCAGGAAGTCTATGATATAGTAAGATCAGGAGGTGACCCTGAAGGCAAAATATATGGCCGGGCAAATATGTTTACTGATCCAAAAGCGATTACACTGGCAGAAGGACTGCTTGGACTTTATGATTATGAATTAAAACTACACTCACAGGTGTGTGGACAACTATTACACATGCACATGGACAACTTTGCCGCAAGGCTTGACAGACAAAACAGTTTCGATGAATTGGACTATGATGTGGATCCAAAGAAAGTACACCGGTTCGTTGTGTTCTTGAATGATTGGAGCATGGGACAGATATGGCATCAAGGCACAGCGGTACATACACATTGGAGGGCCGGGGATATCATAAGTTGGCATTGGCAGGATTTCCCTCATGGTACGGCCAACATGGGCTGGGATACAAGATACATCTTACAATTCACAGGCAGAACCACAGACAAGACCTGGAAATTTATAGAAAACACAGATAAAAATTCAAAACACAAATTGGCCTTGTAACCGATAATGAAAACTTTATTATTAAATGGTTGCAGTTTTACTCACCGTTGGAATCCATCAAAAAAGTTTGTCCGTGAACTAGGTTGTGATCAAGTGGAAAACATTTCAAAAGTATCAACTAGTTTTCAGAGAACATGCCGTACCACAATCGAGTGGATAGCGATTAACGGCAACCCTAGTTTTGTTATGATACCTATCACCTTTAGCCATAGGTGGGAACTTGCAATAGCAGAGAAACAAGAAGATTTTGGCCCATGGTTTCCAATGCAGAACAGAGAACATTTATTCACTACAAAACAGAAGTTAAGGGATGATGTAAGCCGAGATAAAATTGCAGAACTTGTCGATCTTTACTATGGTTGCATACCTATAAGTGTAACCTATGACAGCAAGATATTCACAGAGATTATCATGCTATCAGCCTTTCTAGAAAGTAGAAATATAAAGCATTTGTTTTTTGATATGTGTAACGAGTTCAGCAGAGAACACATTGAAAAATACGATGGATTTGAAAAGGTTAAGTTAATTGAAAATAACCCTAGTGTCATAAATTTGTTCTCATTTTGTGGTAATAGATACATGCACAACACCATGCCCAACAAGGAAACATTCTATTTTAACAGCCACCATGCCCCAGAACAATACCTCGAGCTAGAAAAATACCTGTTAAACTACTTAGATCAGCTATAACCACTAGACTTTTGCTTTAATTGTGTTACAATAAAGTGTAAATACCTACAATGCAAAAGCACACCAAAAGTCTATTAGAAGAATTAAGTTCAATGCCTCTTAAAAGGGACAAGGAGGAAGTTGTGGAGAGCCGTGCCTCACACATTCTTGAGTCGGCGATCAGACTAATGACCTATATTAGAGAGAACTTTGATCAAGACACAGCATTCAAACTAGAGAAAAAATTCAATTCTGCTATTAAAAACATGGACGCATCTAAGTTCAGTAAAGGTGTCGCACGTATCAAAGAAAACAAAGACATTAAAAATAACGTGCTTAAAATCAAAGACGGCGAATACAAAGAGGACTAATCATGTTGATTGAAGATGTCCTTACAGAATTCAAAAGGACACACCTGGAACACATCGAAGACATCATAATCACAGATGGATATGAAGGTGGCAAGGCAGTGCTTGACTACTTCAGAGGCCTGTTACTAACATTGAAGGGTACCAGCTCGGAGGCAATGAGTGTGTCTGTTAAGTGGGACGGTGCTCCTGCCGTTGTGTGTGGAACAAATCCTGATAATGGAAGATTCTTTGTGGGCACCAAGTCTGTGTTTGCAAAGTCTCCAAAAATAAATTATACCAAGAAAGACATAGCAAACAATCATGGCACAGATGAACTAGGACAAAAGTTACTTAAATGCCTTGTGCATATCAAAAAAATAAACATTCAAGGCGTTGTGCAGGGAGACCTGTTGTTCACTGACGAAGATATCACTAGAAAAAATATAGAGGGTAAACCTCACCTTACATTCACTCCTAACACAATAACATATGCGGTACCAGAAGGTTCAGATCTATCAAAACAAATAGACAGAGCCAAAGTGGGAATCATATTCCATACAACCTATAATGGCGACACACTTGCAGACATGACAGCATCGGGTGGCGCAGATGTAAGTTCATTTACAAAAAGCAATGATGTGTTCTTTGACAATGCCACATACAAAGATGTATCTGGTAGTGCTAAATTCACAGACGAAGAGACAAAAAAATTCTACAATGGCATAGAGAAACTTGAAAACTTGTTAAACAATGTGCCACGTAACCTTTCTAATGTGTTAGGACAGAATCAAGACTTTGTACCTATGTTCCAAATGTACATAAACGCAATGGTTAAACAGGGTGAACTTCCCAACAATGTTAATCAATTTTTATTAGGATTTAAAAAGTTTTACGCAGAAAGAATGCAACAACAAATGGCAGGACTTAAGGCACAGAAGGCTTTACAACTAAGACAGGACAAGATGAAGCAGATGCCACAGTTTCTTGCAAGTGAAAGAGCACCACTACAGGCCATGCTAACATTCTACAAGGCAGTTCAGACAATGAAAGCATTTGTGCTGAAGAAAATGAACCAAGCAATGGCGATAGGTTCATTCTCTCAAACAGACAGTGGACTGGAAGTGACAGAGCCGGAAGGATTTGTTGCTGTAGACAAGTCCGGTAATGCTGTTAAACTTGTAGATAGATTAGGATTCTCAAGACGTAATTTGACTGCTGTCAGCAAATTCAAGAAATAGGTTCAAAGTTTTATTGATTTCAAGACTTAGTTTTTCTTTATTAAAAAAATTATCGTAGTTATATTGTCTAAGTGCTTTTGTTTGTAGATATATGTCTTGCCATGGAGCATCACGTAACCTATCGCACACGTCAGCAATAGTGTTTATCCTTATTGTGGGATCTCTATCTAAATCATATACCTCTTCGAAATAATTGTTGAAAGTCCTGAACCCCATTTCTCGTAGTCGCTGTAGATATAGATAATTGCCATGCACAATGAAAATGTGTTGTGCTATGATTGGTTTCCAAATCTTTTCTGTCATGAAAATTTCTGTGTCGTTGTCATTGGTTTCGGACACAATGCTACAAGCAGTGTCGTTGTATGGCTTCTCATAGATGTCTTGATCCATGCCGTACCGGGGATAATCTTGAGCCCATGGTAATTCATATTCCTTTGGGAGTTTTCTATCAGGCCAATATGTATACAAACTTTTTTGTAACGTGCCTGTGTTTGAAAGTTTTTCAAACATTTTTACCCTGTGTCTCCTAGGGTTTTTATTAAGATACAGGAAGTCATACTTCTTCTGTGTATGATCAAAAGTATATTTTTTGTCTTTGTGTTTATGATACATGTGGGACCAGAACCATGATACCCCACCTGTCCATTTAATATGCTTAATTTTGATACTAGGATACAGATCGGTATGTGCAATATTGTCTTCAGATTCCCATGGCGTAGCAGATATAAACACAAAGCCTTGGCTATGAAGCAGTTTACATCTCCTGTCAAATTCTATTTGAAACTCATGATTGTCTTTTAATCTGTAGTTGTCGTGGCGGACATCAACAATCGCGAATCGCCTGTCGTAGCTCTCAAGATCATAGTTATGTAAACGGTAGTATTCTGATTCTAAGTCAAAAGTCTGATCTTGTAGGCTGTGTGAACTGATGAACTGATTAACCTCCTCATGTTTACCAGTTTTCATTAGATCTGTGAGAATAAAATTTCTTTGCATCTACCCTATAAATACCCGTATGTTAACACCTTTTTTAAAGTATGTATCAGAAGGCAAAGTGATAAGGAAATTTAGTGACCTGGAGAGGTTTAGTTTCCCCGAGGTCACAGAGAGAATATATCTTAGTTTTTTAGCATTAGCACTAATGAGTCAAAGTAAAGATACTTTGCCATTCGTAAAGTCCTACGCTGATCAAACCATGGCGAAAGGCACCTTTGATCAAGTAAGAATGATAAACAATGATCTTGCAAACATGTTGGCGATCGTGTCTGGCGATCCTGAAATAACAAAAAAATTAAAAAACAAAAATCAAGCACAGGCGATGAGGCAAAGACAGCCAGTGCCTGTGATGGCATTGAGAAGATATCTCAGAAGTTGGGAGGATCACTACAGAAATCTCACACAATTGGAGAGAGCATTGAATATCACTGATGCCAACTATAAAAATGTGAGAAGAGCAGTGGCCAACTTTACAACACTGAATTCGCGAGATAAAGAACAGACGGTTGCGAGGCTGAAACAGATGCTACAGGCAAAGTTACCTAACACTGACCTACATAAAAAATTCAAGGAATTTTAATGGACAACAACTATTGGGTGATGTACGCCTCCCATGACGAACCAAAGTTTTTCAAGGACGCAGGTGGTGGACAAAAGGAACAGAGAGAGGCAAGTTTGAAATACGTGTCTTCTTACAGAAACGCATTGGACATAGGCAGTAACATCGGGCAATGGACACGTCCTCTATCAAAGTTGTTTGACACGGTGATCTGTTTTGAACCAAATCCTAATTTCCGAGAATGCTTTGATAAAAACATCACAGAATCTAATGTCGTCTTACATCCATACGCTCTCAGCAGTCATCAACACACCGCACAGCAAGGCAAAACAGACACACACCTGAACCACAAGATAGGTGACACGGAACCACGTGATGGCGATATTGAATGCAGGTCCTTGGACAGTTTCAAGTTTACTGACATTGATTATGTCAAAATAGATGTGGATGGATTCGAAGTGCCCTTGTTAGAAGGTGCAAAGCAAACTCTGACTGTCAACGCTCCAGTGATCAACATAGAGATGAAGAGGAGGAAACGTCCCTTAACAACACGTAGGGCAACGAAAATACTCAATGATCTCGGCTATGAGTATGTTAAGACCACGAAAAGTGACGAGATCTGGATCAAATCTTAATATTACCGCATAATTTACCAACTTTACCAATAAATACTTGCAACTTGATTCCTGAGCGGAATCAAAGTCATTTAAATCAGATAAAAAGGAGGATTAAAAATGGCATACGACGGAACAATCCCAGCGGGTGGACCAGGCAACTTCCAAACACCAAATTTAGCTCATGAGGGCGAAGGTGTAAGAGTTGACTTCATCACAGTGGACTATATCAATGCAATGAATGCCGAGGTAACGCATTCAACAGCATCAGCAAACACGGCTGGTCTTAAGTTAGCAATGGAGGCAATCCAGAACCAAGGTGTAAATATCTTAGGTCATGGTGCTCTAGGTAACTCAAACACAGAGCAAACTTACATGGTAAGAGCAGACGCTCTAGACACGATCAGCTCAACAACAACAGTTGCGGCAATCCAAGCGGCGATCAGAGGATTGGACGCATTAACACCTGACAAAGTAACAGCAACAATTTCTTCAGCAACAGCGGCTGACAGAGATATGTCTGATACACAGGTAGCATAATAACATTTTAGGAGGAAAATAAAATGGCTTATGACTCAAGTAAAGTAGCAGGTGGAAAAGGGAACTTCTCTCTGAATCAAAACTTTGAAGCAGAAGGTGTTGACGTAACTTTGTTAACAGTTGACTTCATCAATGATATGTCAGCAGAGACAGGAGACCTAACTACAGGCTCAACAACAGCAGGTCTACAAATGATTAGACATGCATTCGAACACCAAGGACTAAGAATCTTAGCAGAAGGTCCGTTGGTTGACTCGGACACACAAAAAACGTACATGGTTAGAACTGACCAATTGGACAGTCTATCCGGTACAACAACAGTAGCGGCATTACAGGCGTATATCAGAACATTAGATCAATCTAGTTCTAGTTTCCCTGGAATACAAGCAGACGTAACAAGTGCAACAGTAACAGAAACCAAAATTGGTATCTTAACTGCGGCCGCTGTTAGTTAATAGTTAGAGGAGGAATATAAATGCCAATAGCCAGTAACGCAACAGCAAACATGAGTAGAAGACAGTCTTTCAATGGTAAAGGTTTAACTTTCATTGAAATGATGTTCGACGACGAAGTAACGACTACTGCAACTACTCCTGACACCAAAGGTTCAGTGTTTCAAGACATGAGCGTACTAGTTGGTACTTTTGGTACCATCTTGGCTCAGTCATACACACTGGCGGCCAAAGCAACTGAAAAAGATGCGGCGGCGGCGGCGTCAATTATTGAAGACGAACTTTGTGACTACTACACATTCATCGTAGAAGGCACACCAGGACAATTCAATAAGGCGGACTCAGCAGGAGACATTAACCTGGATCCAGGTCAAAATGAAACTTCTGACCCAGGAGTTATCGCAGACGCAGAAACAGACATCGAAGCAGAAATCCTAGACAGAATATCAGGAAGTTCTGACTCAGCAGGTGGAGTACACGTTGACGTGAGATTCCTACCAGCAGACGGTGTTGTATCCACAGGTGTTGACGAAGTATACGGTGTGAACTCAGCAAGAGTAAACGCATAATACTTTTTAAATTACCAAAGGGCGGATTCTTTAATAGGCTCCGCCCTTTTTTTGTGGCTTAAATATCCAAAAGGAGAATTTGATTATGAAAAAATTCACAGTTGAGATTAACGTAGGTGACGTTGTAGAGATAGGCCGGTTTCATTTGGCCAACCAAGAAGTTAAGAACATAGAAATCGACAAGTGGGGACATCCTGTCCTGGTCCTGGAGAGTGGCAGGAAAAGGGGAGTGTTCAACATGCGTTTTAAGAAACTGATTCCTAATGACGTGGTTCGCAAACAGGAGCCGGCCGAAGTCATGATGACCAAGGAGCAGTGGGAAGAAGCAGAGAGAAAGATAGCGGAATCAAAAGCAAACCAGTAATCATTTCTCACATACCATTCTATGCACGAATACAGGATACACACACTGGTGGACATAACAGAGAACGGCAACTTGAAACAGGCCTTTCCTTTCAAGACCAAGCATGGCGAAGTGATTCATGATAAGCACAGTCTTGCTATTGCACGTAACCAAAACAACAACTTCAACACCATACTACAATTACTTCAGTTACGTGGAAATATCACATGGGAACATCCACCACAAAGAGTAGAACTGTTGTCACTTGGCAATCATAACTTTGGATCATACTACGAAGGTAGCCACTCAACTTGGCACTTCCAATTTTTTACAGAACAGGCAGATGTATTTGGGGATCAAACAGATCCTACAGAGAATCTGATGGATGATTTCAATCTTGTACCCATCATTGCGGAATGTAGCAACACCGCACATTTTCCTTTACAGACATTTGTAACCAAAGACTTGACTGGTACAAACCAGCAAAAAATCATATCTGCACTGTCCGGAGGAGTCATAAACACCTACTTTTCATACGCTGGATATCAAGATAAATAATACTATAATTTAGGCTCAAACCGAACACATACAAAGGCACACACAGGCAATGACCCAGGCTCATTTACAGGCTCTACTGATGGAGGTTAAACTCCTTAAAATAGAAATAAAAAAATTTATGAGTACAACAGAATTAGAAAAACAAAACCTAGAAGCACACGTGGACCTATGTTCCGAGAGATACAAAGGGTTACACGATAGATTGAGTGCTATCGAAGTTCGTCTAGGCCGAATGAATGAAGAGATGACAGCAGGTCATAAATCACAGACAAAGACAATCATAGCAACGGCAGGCACAGTGGTCGCAGGTTTACTATCAACAGTGGTGGTTATCCTGATGAAGATGCCTGGCTAAATTTACCAATTAATGTTCATACAAATAGCACCCAAGGCCCGTGTGTACGTCACAGACGAAGATGTCGCGTTCATTAGACAGCACTCGACTGGTTCTTTCAAGAGCAATGACCTTACTTCGCAAGAGGCCGACAGGGCGAAAAAGTTGGCAGACAAGGCAGTCTTTGTTCGTAAAAAACTTGACGCTGGTATGCAGTATGCTTTAAATAGGAAGATAAGGATAATCGATGAGCATAAACAATTTAGCAAAACGCACATACCAACCGATAGGATGGAAAAAAGATAATAGACCAATACCTGAAGATCATTTAACCGACATTGTTGAATGTGCCCTCAATATGCCTTGTGCCTTACTTACAGCAACAGAACACTGTAATTATAAGCCTTATGAATTATGGCTTCCACATAGGGAATCAGAACTTGAAAACGCCCTTGGTTGTGCATCGATATGGGGTTCAAATCAATGCCAGGACCAAACATTCAACAACGTGTCTACAGCGTTGGTGTATATACTAAAAGAGCCCGAACACGTGGCGGACAAAGTGATATCTAAAACTGATTATGAATTTGACGCTAATCAATCACATGTAGGTACCGACGAGATAATGGATTTACGCATAGCCAAAGATTGGGATAGCACTGAAAAACTTTTGAAAACCAAATTGACGGAAGAGGTTGTTAAAAAAAAATCGATGACATACAATGATTCTCCTTTTTTCATAAGGCCATTTGCTATGTGGGACGCCGAGCACCTCGCTGGACTCAATCTTACTGTAGGTTTGGCAATGGGTGCCGTGTCATTAAGGTGCAGAGAACTAGGATATTACTGTCAAAATTACACGGCCTATCGTCAAACACTAACGTGGCACTCCAAATTTGGAAATAAATTCCATAGCTCGGGAAAATGGTTTCCTTACATGATACAGTTGCTAGGAACCCATCCAGAAGCAGTTAAGATTTCCCAAACAAGAGATTTTCGAAAAGCTCTAAGTAATAGTGAAAATATGTTTGATCCTAACGACATCCATTTAGACAACAAGACAGACAAGGACAATGAAGGTTTGCAAAGGGTTGAAGGAAAAGATTATAAAAAAAACTACATAGAAAATTTCCCTAGGGAGATTCCAGACTATCAAATAAAATTTTTTATGGATTATTATGGTAGGTACAGTTCTGATCCAAAGAAACTTTTCAAACTTGCCTATGCAGGTCGAGTAAAAGAATGGGAATATTTTTTTAATGAATGGATGGCAAATGACGCTAAAAAATAGATCAGAACTGGTAAAACAGATTGAGGCCTATGGTCTTAAGAACAAACTTGCTGACCTTGTTAGAAAGGAAGAAGCAAGGCGTCCTTTTCGTCATTTACCCAAGCAGTTCTCAAAAGGAATATTGATCGGCAACATAGCGATCGTACCCAAGAAGTCCACAGGCACTAGATACGTGTATGTCATAGCAGACATGTTGGAAGCCAAAGTTTTACACGATGACATCAATCTAAAACAGACCGCGATTATGGTGGCTCATCACCTTGCTGACGAGAAGTCCTTGCCCACGAACATCTTAGAACTGGACACTAAATTTGCTTCACAGTTGTTTGATATACAAAATGCCAAGAGAATGATTAAAGAAGCTCAACGAAGCAAAGATCAAGTGTCCGAAGATGTGTATTGGGATAGGTTAGACGTCGCAAACCACCTAGCGGACGAATGTAAGGAGAAGATACAGGCAATTTTCAACGACACGTTCGGAGCATAGATAATAAATAAACACAGTATGAAGAGCTTAGACCTTACAAAACCTATTACAACAGAATCTTTACTAGCAGAATTTGAATCTAGATTCAATCAAACTATGGATCTTTCTAAATTCACTAGAGAAGAGTTAGAAGACACTGCAAATCACATCAGAACTAAGATACACGAAATTACTCAGAACACACATTTTGGACAGGAACTTAAGGACGACAGTTATCAGAAGAACCAAATGATGCTTGACATTGTTAACCAAGCAATTTCCGAAAGAAAACTTGCAGAGTATGGTGGTAGCATGGCAAGTGATCCAGATGTCAAAGCAGGATCAACGACATTGAGTGCCAAGGCGAAATTGGATAAAGGACAAAGTTTATCACCCGATGAGAAAAAACAAGTAAGCAAAATGCTACGAACAGAGGGTGTGGAAGAACAATCAGAATTAATATTAGCGGCCAAGGACATGATGGACAAAGTCACAGGGTACTTGGAAGATCTAGCATCAATGAAGACAGAAGGTATGCTGGAACTAGCAGACAGAATCAGAGACGAGATGGGAGCAGACAAGGCAGACGCTTTCATGCAAAAAATCCAACCAGCGATTGAACAGGCGGAAGCCACTTTAACGACAACTAGGCAAGAACTAGACAACGGTGTAAGAATATTGACCGGAGAAGAAGTTGCTTCAGAACCCATGGGCGCCGATGACACGATGGACATGGACACAGATCTAGACTCACTGGACCCAGACACAGATACGGAGACAGATGAGTTTGGAGCCTCTGACGCCGAAGCAGGTGGCACAGAACCTGAGGGCAGAGAGCAAAGAGAATCAAAAGAAGTTTTTGAGGCTTCTAATAGATTGTACGGCAAACTAGCAGGGAAATAATCCTGTGAGATTTTTCGAATTCAACAAAAGCGATACAGACCTAGAATCAGCATTGATAAATGTCCTACTTAATATGAAGGGCGATGCCGACGAGCAAGACAAGGCCACGGACATAAGCATGGATGCTGTAAAACAAATCATGAGCAACACAGGATATCCAGCATTCAATTATGATGTGTTCAAAAAGATATACGATCAAGACGGAGATCTTAAAAACGTTGTGGCTGACTTCGACAACGAGAAGATCGTAGTGAAGACAGATCAAGAGGCAGAGAAAGAACCTGCCATGGACTATGACGATCAAGGTAGCACTGACGTGGTAAAGAAAATGGCCAAGTCAGCAATGAAACGTAGACAATAATCAAATAATTAATAATATGTCTGATAATAAGTCATATTGTGCATATCCTTTCCAACACCAGTATGTGCATATGTCCGGGTCAATAAGACTTTGCTGTGCCACAATGGAAAATCTCACAGATAAAAAAGGCAACAGACTGCACATGAACAACGACTCATTGCAGAAGTCCTGGAACAGCCAATACATGAAAGACGCAAGGCTGAAGATGAAAAACGGCGAAGTGCTAAAGGCATGTAGCAAATGCATAGATCAAGAAGCTCGCGGATACAAGTCAATGAGAAACTATGAAAATCAAGAAAGTAATCTTGCGAGTGTCAATGAAGATGGTTCCATGAAATATATGCCACACTCAATGGAGTTACACTTTGGAAATGTTTGCAACTTGAAATGTAAAATGTGTGGGCAGGACTACTCAAATCAAATAGGTAAAGAGCTTCTACAAATTGGCGAGCAGGATAAGGACTTCCTGTCTTGGGTTTACAAGCAGAGCGGTAATGTTAATAATTGGACTAATAATCTTTCAGTTGAGTACACATGGTTCAAGAATGAAAAAACAAAAAAAAGACTTATCGATTACGTAAGTGAAAACATTACAAGTTTAACTGTCATAGGAGGCGAACCAACTATAATACCTGAGTTCTACGAGCTGATTGATTATTGTTTTAAAAATAATACACTTAAAGACAAGGATATCACAATCGTCACTAACCTTACAAACACCAATCCTAAGATGACAGAGTACCTTTCGAAGATGAAGTCATGGACCATATGGGCGAGTGTAGATGGCATAGGTGATGTAACAGAATATATCCGTTATCCAAGTAACTTTAAAAAGATAACTGAAAATTTAAATTACTATAAAAAATTATTGCACACATATGGCAATGGAAAAATTACATTTAGTCCTGCCATACAGCTCTTGAATATTCATCAACTTGATGACATGCTGAAATGGTTTATTAAATTTTCAGAAGGCGACTGGGGAAACACTGTTGACATTTCATGGATGTCACAGGTGTGGTATCCTCGAATTTGTAACTACGATACCGCTCCAAGAGAATATAGATTATGGGTGGCCGACAAGTTAGAAAAAAGTGTAGATTACTTTTCGGATTATGCTGGTATATCTTTTTTCTATAACAAGCAAATTGATAATTTACGCATAGACACACTAGGAAAACAAGTGGAAAAAAATTTACAAATGTCTTTTGTGAGATACAATGACACTCAAGATAGGCACAGAAAACGTACAACATGGCGGAGACTGTTGCCATTACTAGAAGAGGCTTTGACAAAGAATCAAAACTAATATACAATATGTGTATGAAAATATCAGAAGATGTCATAAAAGGTAAAGGCATCACCTATCTTAAGAAATATCCATATGGCGAGTTGTCCAGGGTCACCAAGAACCATAAAAGACACTATGAAACTCCAGATGGCAGACAAGTGCCTAGTGTCACGACAGTGTTGAGTGCAACAAAAGATATGACACATTTACACGCATGGAGGAAGAGAGTAGGCATTGAGAAGGCGCAACAAATCACAACAGAGTCAGCGAACATAGGAACTGTCATGCACCGAAGCCTTGAGAAACATGTCAAAGGACAAGACCGAACACCAGGTTCTAATCTTATACAACAAAAGGCCCATGGCATGGCCAATGTGATAATAGAAAATGGATTGAATGATGTGAGTGAAGTATGGGGCTCTGAGGTCTCTCTATACTATCCAGAATTGTACGCAGGCACAACAGACTTGGTTGGTGTTTACAAAGGGCAACCTGCAATTATGGATTTCAAACAGGCACGAAGATTAAAAAAGAAAGAATGGGTTGAAGATTACTATCTTCAACTTGTGGCCTACGCAGAAGCACACAACAAACAGTACGACACACAGATCAAAAGCGGACGTATCTTTATTTGTACACAGGCCAACGAATATCAAACATTTGAAATAGATAACTATGACCACTGGGTTGGGAAGTGGTATTCAAAACTTGAAGAATATTACAAAAAAGTACTTGATTAAATAGTACTAATGAGGACAAAACCAGAAAAATTCTGTAAGACTCCTTTCCGTAGTCTAGTGGTCGACAACGATGGCACCTTGTTGCCATGTTGTGAATTTATCAGAGATGAATCATCACTGCCACAATACAAAATATGGGAGTTTGAACAGTACAAAGCAGACACCACTCTACGCCAAAAGATGCTTGATGGCGAGATAGATGGTGGCTGTTCGTACTGCATCAAAAGAGAAGCCAACGGCATAAACAGAAGAGAGCATCATAGTAGATTATTCAAGGAAGATTACGAATCATTCACGGCCAAAACTTTTGATATTGGACACCTAGAACTTAGGCTGGGAAATTTTTGCAATTTGAAATGCACCATGTGTGGACCATACGCCAGCTCACAATGGTCTGCCGAGGTAAAAAAATATAAAGACAAGTTTTCTAAGTTCAAGATTGGATATATGAAGTCGGATTATGAATGGATCAATAATGCCGAAAACAAAACTTTCATAAAAGGTATTCTAGCCAATTGTGTATCTGCTTACTTTGGTGGTGGAGAACCTTTTATAAATCCTTTTATTGACGATTTTCTGCAAGAGATACGACCAGAGGCCGAGTTATCGTTCAGCACCAATGGAACTAAACTGTCTGATAGCACTTTGGCTCTATTAGAAAATAGACCAAATCTAAAAATCAACATCAGTATAGATGGTATAGGAGAACACAATAATTATATCAGAAGCGGAAGCTCATGGATTGATATAGAAAATAATGTAAAAAAATTAAAAGATAAAAATATAAATTTTATGTTTTATTATATCCTTCAACATACTTCTCTTTTCACATTCCGCCAAGTGTATGAGTATTGTGTTGCAAACGATATTGAACTTGAAATAGGGGAGATATACGGTGGATCCGTTGATGGATCCGGGCATCTAACCTTGAGCAGTGCAAAACTTGAAGACGTGGATTTATTCAAGGAATGGCTTTCCACCATCAACTCTCCACAAGTTAAAGTAGTCGATAATTGGTTAAAAAACTACAAATTCAATAACGATTTACATGATAGATTCAAACGATACTTTACAATGCTAGACGAAGTCAGAGGTACAGATTTCGTTAAAACGTTCAATCCTTCCTGGACATAAATAACAGCATATGCCTATAGTACAGATATCTAGAATACAGCACAGACGTGGAAAACGTACCGATCTGCCACAATTAGCGGCGGGAGAACTAGGTTGGGTAATTGATGAACAGAGATTGTTCATCGGTAATGGAACCGTCTCCGATGGTGCACCGGCTGTGGGAAACACAGAGATCGTAACAGAAGGAAGTTCAGCATTTACAACTGCTCTCAGTTACACCTATAAAGGCTACCTAGGTGATTCAACGCCCATCACAACATCTCAACAGAGGACCTTACAAAACAGATTAGACGAATATGTTTCTGTCAGAGATTTTGGTGCAAAGGGTGATGACTCTACAGCAGACCTTACTGCGATACAAAATGCAATCGACGAGCTGTACATCGACACGGACAAAGACGATACTAGGTCAAGGAGAGTATTATTTTTTCCAGCAGGCACATACAAAATTAGTTCAGCACTCAAAATTCCACCATTCGCTCACCTAGTGGGTGAAGGCCCAGACAAAACTATAATCAAGAATTCAGGAAACAATGCTGTGATGGTAATGCAAGATGACGAAGGCAACGTTGGATCAAACATAGGGAACTCCAGTGCTACAACACCAACTCAGATACAGATAACAAACATGACTTTGAGGCAATCTGTAGCCTACGGAGGTGTCTCATTAGACAGGGTTACCAACGCATATTTTAATAATGTTAAATTTCAAGGAACATTTGCTTCTGGAGGCACTGATGCCTCTACATCCAAAGGTGTTACGGTCACAAATTCTACTGCAACACATTCAACGTCAAATATTGTATTCAACCAATGCCAATTTACAAAATTTGCAAGACTAATTGATTTAAGTTTTAATTGTACTAATATCAAATTCCATGCCTGTGATTTCAAAACATCATTCTATGGAGCACTCATCGGTGCAGAGATGGACGGTAGCACAACAGGACTAGACGATGGACCACGAGACATCCAATTTACCAGTTCAAGTTGGAGTGACATAGGACAGCAGGCTATTCTAGTATCTCCGGCGACAGGCACAACAGATGATGCCGGACCAAGACACATAGTTTCACATGCAAATTTCTATGCGAAAACTGTTGGTAACAACTTTGAAGGTGTTGGTTCAATCAGAGAAGTTCCTGTCATACAGTTCGACAACGATGAATGCTCATCTGTCCAAGACTTTTTTGAAAGAACAGATCTAAGAAGATCGGATGGCAGTTCAGAACTAAACGCGGCACCTGAAGTGCAAGGTATAGGTGTCACAACAAAATTAATCAAATCACAGACTCTACCTGACAACACATCGTCGGCCACTACGATAAATGAATTTCCAGCACTGTCAAGCAAGGGAATAGTAATCAAGTACAAAATTACAAGAGGAACTCTTGATAGGACAGGTGAATTTATAATTAGTTGCTCAACCAATGCCGTTGGTTTCGATGACACATTTACAGAAAGCGGCGCAGACGTTGGCGTTACACTAACAGCGGCTCTTGATAATAAAGATTCAACGGCTGGAAACGAAACAGTTGCCTTCAAATTCACGACTACCAGCACTGGCACAGCGGCAACTATAGATTACCAGACAACAATAATAGCATAATACCTGTAGTTGTTATCAATTATCTTGTAGACAAAAAACTTTTTTTGTCATAATATTAGTACATAATA